ATGTGACGGGTTGGGTGGGTGTCAACCGAAAATCGGTTTTTTGTGTCGGTAAATCCTAAATCCTAAATTCCAAATCCTAAATCCCAAATCCTAAATCCTAAATCCTAAATCCTAAATTCTAAATCCTAAATCCTGTAAAAAACTAAAAATCATTTTTTGGATGTTAGATTTTGAGTTGTCCGCGATAAATTACCGCGGACAGTACCGCGGCCAGCTGTAAGCTGTTGGTTATGCGTGTTTTATGAACTTTTGTCCGCGATACCGCGGTAAATTACTAAACTTATGTATGTGTGAGGAATGAAATTATATAAAAAATTAATTTATATATATATAGTAGATGTAGCGATTTACCGCGGTATCGCGGACAGAATCGTGTAAGTCTATGGTGTTGTGGTGTTTAAGTCTGGCCGCGGTGCTGTCCGCGATAAATTACCGCGGACAGAGGTTTTGAGGCCAAATTTGAGCTCAAAATTTGAGACCGTCCTCGTGGCTATTTGAGACCGTCCTCGTGAGACCGCTTGTACACTCATATGCGCGTGCACGCGGGGAGAAAACCGGGGCGGAGTGAAACCAGGTATTAGCCGATCTTATGGGGTCTATAAGTTTTGTTAATCATACGAATTTCGGAAAAAGTAGTACGCATTTTTGAGGGTAACACGAATTTCGAAAAAAGTAGTACGCATTTTTGAGGGTATTATGAACCGCGTGAAAAGTAGTACGCACTATGGAAGGCATCACCCCTACCCTATGGAAGGCATGACCCCCCCCCTATGGAAGGTCGGTTTTGGCGCGAGTAAAACCGATTTGGAAAGTAGGGTAGGGGAGATGTTAGTATATGACATACTTTAAAGGCCTCTGAGAGCCCCAAAAAACGATTTTCGGTTTTGGCCTTAGTGTTCACCCTCATGCGTCGTGGAAATCGATTCTCGAGCAAATCGCCTTTTCTAACGTACCACGTTTTCCTAACAAAAACCTGGCCTAAGTGACTGATTTTCAAGCACTTAAAGAGTAGTCAATTTGACTCATTTGACTGTTTTTGACCCGCCGGATAACTATGCCCAAATTTATAAGTCACTGTTTTACAGTGCTTTAAGTTGTGTCCAAACCGTTATTTTACCCAAAAAACTGTTTTTCGGTTTTATGTGGTTGACGTGCAACCCTCGCAATGGTCTATTTGTCGAAGCTGGAACGCGTCGTTTCAGTGACAGTCAAAAATCCAACTCAAATAAAACAGTTATGAAGATCAAAAACGTATCAAACCACGTAGCACTTATAAAAACAGTGAATAGCCTACACACTATTCTCCACTACCAAGAGGAGATAAAAACGATGGAACACCACACTCATGTTGGCCTCATATCTTATATGAAAGAAGCGTATCGGATGTCCGCTATCACACAGTATGAATACAATATTGTGGTGAGTTATGCGGATAGATTAATAGGGTACACAGAGCCAAAAATCATTGGTTATAGCATAGGTGAAGAGGAGTTTGTTTACCATACCTATAGAGAGGCCAGCAATGCCGCTATGTCTTCGAACCTACCCATCGTTTTCCGTTATGACGACGGCTCAACTCTATCACAAATCTAATAACCAATAGGAGATAAGCAAAAATGAAAAATCAAGTCATCCACCAAACGTCAAAAATAGTAGTCATCGCAACTGGCCTTGACCGCTTGTCTAATAATCGTAAGACGGGTAACATGATTCAGATATGGATCATGAACACCAATATCAACCCAGTAGAAGCGGTCGCAACTGGCATCGATGCAATAACGGTCTGTAAAGGTTGCCCATTTGCCAGCGGCAATGGATGTTATGTCAATGTTGGTCAAGCCCCCTTGGCAATATGGAAGGCCTTTAAAGCGGGTAAATACCCAACGCTACCCCCCAAAGACTACGCACGCGCATTTGGCGGTCGTAAGGTACGTTTTGGAGCGTATGGCAACCCTTCAATGATGCCTCTTTCTATCGTCAAGGCTATCGCCAAGGTGTGCAATGGTTGGACGGGCTACTTCCATGACTGGCATACAATGCCGACAGCCAAGGCGGATGCTTATGCGCAATATTTTATGGTCTCCACCGATACGGAGGAGAGCCGACTATGCGCGGAGGAGAATGAGTGGAGATACTTCCATGTATCGCCGACTCAACCAGCTAATACGATGGAATGCTTAAGTGACGCCAAGGGTATGACGTGCGCGGATTGCAAGCTGTGCGCTGGATTGTCTAAAGCACGTCAAAAAAGCATTTGGATCAACCCACACGGGTCAAAGAAGGCAAAGGCAGTCAAGGCTAGTCAAGGCTAACCAAGGCCAAGCAAATACCAAGTCCGCCACTCCACAGTGGCGGACTTTTTTGTGCCCTCATCACCGTCCCGGTTAGTGAGACTGGGTCTCATTTACTTTTGTTCGCATAACACGCATTGTGCGCCGCACAGGCCTATATCAGTGTAGCTAATGAGGGGTAGTACCCAGACTAATAGCCCAGCGGCGCTTCGTTCCCCCGCGTTCACGGTCCGGGGTGGTTGAAAAAATCATAGAACCGAAAAATGGTTTCGGGGTACTTGAAAAATCGGCGAAAAATGGAAACAGGTTTTGTGGTTGAAACCCACCTAAACAACGGCAAACGTGTCTCCTATGAATCGACCTAGGAAAAAACCCAAAGTTATCTGGTCACCCCTACCGGGTTCTCAGACTTTAGCTCTTACCGCACCATGCCACCACATCCTGTTTGAAGGCACTCGCGGCCCTGGTAAGACGGACACGCAGTTGATGAAGTTCCGAATGAATGTCGGGCGTGGATATGGATCTGCCTGGAAGGGCATCATTTTTGACAGGCAGTACAAATCACTTGATGACCTCATCGCCAAAGCCAAAAGATGGTTCCCACAATTCAATGATGGTGCAAAATTCCTCTCAGCACAGGCAGCCCTAAAATGGGTATGGCCAACTGGTGAGGAGTTGCTCTTCCGACACATGGACCAGGAGTCTGACTATGACCAGTACCACGGGCATGAGTATCCGTTCATCGGCTGGAATGAGCTTACAAAATATCCGACCTCTGCGTGCTATGACGTGATGATGTCCACCAACAGATCCTCATTCCTCCCTCTGGAGCACACGCCGAAAGACAAGTATGGCAAGTATAGGACACCGGACGGAAAACCCCTGCCGGACATCCCGTTGCAGGTGTTCTCGACGACCAACCCGTTTGGTGCGGGTCACAACTGGGTCAAACGCAGGTTCATTGATGCCGCCCCTCCGGGTAAAGTCGTGCGGAGAACCACTGAGGTGTTCAATCCACGGACTCAACAGAGGGAGAAGATTGTCAAAACGCAGGTGCGCCTATTTGGGTCTTATAAAGAGAACCGGTACCTCAGCCCAGAGTATGTCGCCGAACTCGAGAACATCACGGACATCAACCGCAGGAAGGCCTGGCTCGACGGGAACTGGGACGTGGTCGCAGGGGGTGCATTCGACGACGTGTGGCAAAATGAAGTCCACATCCTGCAACGCTTCCCGATACCGCCAAGCTGGAAGGTCGTGCGCTCATTTGACTGGGGTTCGACACATCCGTTCTCTGTGGGGTGGTGGGCGATCAGCAACGGCGAGTTGGTGGATGTCGGCGGTGGGGTTCTGCACGCATTCCCTCCGGGGACACTGATCCGCATCTCCGAGCTCTATGGTGCCGACATCTACAATGGTGAGCTGTATGGTCACAATAAGGGGAAAATGTGGTCTGCTCGCAGGGTGGCCGAGGAGATCATAAACCATGAGGAGGAGCTCCTGGCACTGGGGTGGATCAGCTCAAAGCCACAACCTGGTCCTGCTGACGGACAGATCTATGGCGTGAACGACAAGGAGTCTGGGTCAATTGCGGACCGGATGTCAGCTGAGGGTGTCACATGGTACGCCGCCGACAAGCGTCCGGGATCGCGCATCAATGGCTTGCAGTTGGTGCGTGACATGATGGAGGCATCGGTCAGACGCGAGGGTGCAGGGCTGTACACCATGAACAACTGTGAAGCATTCATTGAGACAGTACCCACCCTACCCCGTGACGAGAAGAAGCCAGACGATGTTGACACCACTGCGGAAGACCACGTCTTCGATGAGGTTCGGTACATGGTCCTGGACCAGAAGCCTCAGTGGGTGTCGGACATCCCGATCAACTTCGGGTTCTAATCTGGACACAAAAGAGCCCACCCAGATCTCTCCAAGTGGGCTCTTCTGATTAGAACCAGTCAGATCAGTCAACAGTCTCGCTAGGCTCGCGGTGACTGTTCTCCCTGTTCTCAAAAGGTTCAAACAGCTTAGGCTCGCCTCGCATGTCACGCATCGCGCTCTCCATAATTGAATCTTTGTATTCTGAGCGCGTAAACAGCACGAAATGACCGCTCGTATCATCGAGCCACACAACCGCCGAACTACCACATTCGCGTTGATAGACTTGCCAGTATTCGTAAGCCGCTTTAATGAGAGCCTGCCCTTTTTTAGCAAGCTCGGAGTCTTTTGATATTGTATGATTTGTTTGCATATTTGGTATTCGTTGGTGTTATTGTCGAGAAC